CGTTGTGGTTTCATCGTCGAGTGTAGGTTCGACACCGAAGGTCATCGTGTCGGAGAACAGGTTTTCGTCCCGTTCGAAATGGCGGGTTTCTCTGAGTTTGATAACCGTGTTCAGTATGTTTCTGAAGGCGCATATGAAAAGATCATTGGTAAAGGAGGTTTGAAATAATGATGCGTGATGTAGTTTGGGAAGTTTCTTTCGAGCGTATGATTACTAATCGCGACGACCGTCGGGTCAAGCATCCTCAATCCGGTCGATTGAGTTCACAGCGATTTCGGGATCAGTCTATCGCGCGAAAGTTCGCTTCAAATTTAAATCGAGAATTGTATCGTAATGTCTCGGTTCAAGAAATAGTTTTCGGCGATTAAGATACAGGAGTCTAAAGATGACAGATGTTGAATGGTTGACTAAATATTGGCGGGAGTTTTGTGAAGAAAACCGTCTGCCTTTGATGAGCGCAGAAGAACTTCTTCTCGAACACGGGGATCAGCTACCCGTTGAGTTGCGAAACAGAGTGAAGAATTTTATCGATGCGTGGGAGAGTTATGTATGAGCGATTTAGAGAAAGATTTGCGGATACAAGATGTTATAGAAAGATTCCGCAATAATGAGTTGTCAGAAGAGGTCGCAAAACGCGACCTTCAGATGATGGGTTTGACTGAAACAGAAGTTCGACTCGCAATGGGTCAGGTTGTTTTGAAAGGGTAGAAAGTGGCAGAAGTAAAAAACATCGAAGATAAAATAAAGGCATTGAGGTTCGCGCAGGATGTGATCTCAACCTTGCAGCAAATAAACCCTGTCCCCGTCAATCCCCACGACGTCGCTATGCTTTCAGAATTAATTGTCGACCTCGTGGAAATACGAGAGGAGCAGTCTTTGTCATGACTCGCGAAGAGATTGTCGCTGAATTAAAGAGAATGACAAGAGGGTTTTATACTCATTATCCCGAAGGCATCAAATCCAAATACAATCCAGATTGGACCAACGCCAGTGAAATTTGGTATAAGATCAATCGTCTTTCTTCATCGCTGAACGATGAGCATCAGACGTTGTATGCGCTCCAAAAGGAACTAACAGAGGAAGGAATAAAGAAGGGATGAAAAAAAAGTTCAAAGAGTATTTCATGAAAGTTGCCATAGAAACTTCACACCTCTCCTATGCACTGAAAGCGAAGGTTGGTGCCGTAATCGTCAAGAACGGAAGAATCGTTTCTATCGGTTACAATGGAATGCCCCATGGTTGGGAGAACGAATGCGAAGAATGGAACCCCAAGGAGGGTGTCTTCTTCGACGTTCCAGGTGAGGATATGGATATTTATGGCGAGTGGCATACCAAACCAGAAGTGTTGCATGCTGAGGCGAACGCGATCACTAAACTCGCCAAAAGCACAGAGTCAGGAGAGGGTGCCACCCTTGTCACTACCCATATGCCTTGTATCGAATGTGCTAAGTTGATCCATCAATCTGGTATCGTTCGAGTAGCATATAATAAAGAATACAAGGCGAGTAAAGGTTCAGGCAAAGAGTTTCTCGAAAAGTGCGGTATCGAACTCGAACAGATTTCTCCCGATAGCACAATAGGATAGTGCATCTGCCTTCTAAGCAGAGGGTTGTAGGTTCGAGTCCTACTCGGGAGGCCATATAAATATTCCTATTTGGGGGAATAGCATGGGACACTTAGAAGAGACAGGTTACACTTATTTCGGGCATTTAAAAAGAGCGTGGACTATCGCCTTTGTGCTGATCGTCCATGGATTGTTCCCTAATGTATGGGAAGACAAAGCAACTGAATTAATCAATAAACATTGACAAGAGGATTTATTATGAGAGGTAAAGCGGAAGTTAAGCGTCGCCGTGAAGGTGCGCTCGAGCGATTGAAGAACTCAGTGTTCTTTGAGAAAGGTAAGCGCACCGAAGCACAGTGGCAGAAGCGAAAGGACAAGGAGATCGAGATTCTCGAAACTCACCTTGGTCTACGCCAACCCGCAAAAAAGAAAAGGGAAGAAATAGTTCTCGATTAAAGGAGAAGTATAATGAAAAAAATCTTCAAGTTAATCTTGGTCGCGCCAATCGCGATCGTTTGGGATGTTCTTTATCGATTGGTAAAAACTCTCTATGAGGTCATGACTTACATCGACCGAGAAGGCGAAAAATTACTTGAATCGTTCTTACAGGATTAGTAGAATCTCTTTATGAATATTTTTTATGTGCACCCTGATCCAGAAGTATGTGCTCGACAGCACTGTGACAAACATGTCGTTAAAATGTGTGTCGAGTATGCCCAATTATTATCAACCGCTCATCGAATCCTAGACGGTAAAGAGTGGGAAGGTCGTTCTGTAACCGGCAGGAAAGTCAAAAAGTATTTCTTGCCCGAACCAGAGATGAACGAAGTTGTATACAAAGCATGTCACACCAATCACCCTTCCACTATTTGGACCAGATATAGTTCAGACAACTATCGTTGGTTGTATGAGATGTGGTGCGCGTTGGCGGCAGAATACGAACACCGATATGGCAGGGTTCATGAGTCTTTCCGAAAATTAGAATTGTTATTGCTTTGCCCTCCGCTGAATATTGAAGATGCTGGATTCACCGAACCGACTCCTGCAATGTCGCAGTATCCGGAGTGTATTGTCGAAGACGACTCGATTTCTTCTTACAGAAATTTTTATTGGGCGGACAAGAGAGAGTTCGCTAAGTGGACAAAAAGAGAAGTACCAGAATGGTGGAGGGAATATGAGCGGAAAGGGTGATAAACTAAGACCTATGGATGTTGAACGAAAGGTTTTCGAAGACAACTGGGATAGAATCTTTAAAAGAAAGAATGAACCAGATATGTGGGATCACAATTGCAAGCACGATGGAGCGATTAGTATCGCTAAAGGCGAAGCATGTACTTGGTGTGGTATGAAAGAAGATGGGAGTCTTGATTAATGAAAATTGTGATTGCTGGATATGGTCCGGTCGGTAAATCCGTTGAAGGTGTTTTGTGGCACCACAAGGGTGTTGATGTTTATGTCGACGATCCATACAAGGGAAAGGAGTTTCCTGCAGAACTGGCAAAGGATGTTGATGGTGTAATCGTCTGCGTTGCAACACCCGCGCTCCCTAACGGCGAGAGCGACACTTCTAATGTTGCAGACGTTTTCAAAAAATATGGCAAGACCAAATATCTCATCAAAAGTGCAGTGATACCTACATTCCTCGAGGATTATGATGATCTCGAGATCACAGTATCTCCAGAGTTTCTTGCGAGTTCAAATGCCAATCGAGATCCATACGAAGAGTTCGCCAACCAAACCTTTGCTATCTACGGTGGCGGAGCGATGAGGTTTTGGCATGAGTTGTTCAAACCATTGCTCCCAAATTTGGAGGAAGTTAAGTTCTGCTCTCGAGATCAAGCAGCATTCGCAAAGTATGTCGAAAACACATTCCTTGCAACAAAGGTTACGTTCTGGAATCAAATGTATCAGATATACACTGCCCTTGGGTATAAAGACTTCGATGTGATGGTGGATGCGATTGGTATTGATCCGCGTATCGGGACAAGTCATTCTCAGGTTCCAGGTCCAGACGGAAGGTTCGGTTTCGGCGGTCACTGTCTCCCCAAAGACACCATGGCGTTGCTCCAGATGTCTTGTAGGAATACAGACACAGATTTCCTTGAATCGATGATCAGGGCGAATAAGAAGTTTCGAAGTCAAGGAGTAGAAGATAGTGAGTGAAGAAATCGAAGAACTTATGATGACCAAGAAAAGGTTTGGTATGATGGTTGAAGAAGCAGTTCGGGATCTATCCCTATCTTACATGGACGCCATACTCTACCTTTGTGATAAATATAATATCGATCCGGAGGACACCAAGAAGTATATTTCTCCGGTGATCAAAGATAAACTTGAAGCAGATGCTATCAGGTTAAATTTTCTTGCTGGTGGCGGCACAGCAGAGTTGCCATTGGGTTAGAAAAAGAGTAATATATACTCTTGTATATTATGCATATCGTGGATAAAATTTTTATACAAAACTATACAACGTTAATACAAGGAAAATACTATGTCATTCGCAAATCTAAAGCGTAATCGCAATTCAATTTCAAATCTAATTTCAGCAGCAGATGCCGCATCGGGAAACGCCCCGAAAGAGAAAAACTCATATGCCGACGAACGTCAGTGGAAACCAACTGTCGATAAGGCAGGTAATGGTTATGCTGTTCTTCGCTTTCTTCCTGCAACTGAAGGCAACGAACTTCCATGGGTACGTTACTGGGATCACGGATTCAAGGGTCCAACCGGTCAATGGTATATCGAGAAGTCTCTGACTTCAATCGGTCAACAAGACCCACTCGGTGAGTTGAACTCGCGTCTGTGGAACTCTGGTGTCGAGGCGGATAAGGAAACAGCACGAAACCAAAAGCGACGTCTAAAGTATGTCGCCAATGTCTTGGTTGAGTCTGATCCAGCAAATCCTGCCAACGAAGGTAAAGTGTTCCTCTACACATTCGGTAAGAAGATCTTTGATAAGATCATGGATGTTATGCAACCTCAGTTTGCTGACGAGGATCCTATCAACCCGTTCGACTTCTGGGAAGGCGCGTCGTTCAAGTTGAAGATTCGTAACGTCGAGGGATATCGTAACTACGACAAGTCTGAGTTCGCAACACCTTCTGCCTTGGCGAGTGGAAACGATAACGAACTTGAGCAAATCTATGAGACTCAATATGACTTGTTCGAATTTATCGATCCCGCCAACTACAAGTCGTATGACGAGTTAGCGGCACGTCTCGCTATGGTTTTGGGCGAGGCACCTGCACCGGTGACTACTCGCCAGCAGGTTACTCTTGAAGAGGCGAGCGCACCTGCTCCAATGCGTGAAGTTGCTGCCTCTGCACCAGCACCATCTGTTGCACCGGCATCGATGGCATCTTCTTCTATGGATGATGATGAGGATGCTATGTCCTATTTCGCGAAACTCGCGGCAGAGGACTAATATTCAACACTGCCAGTTAAAAACAATCTCCGTGGGTGACATCCTGCCGAGCAGTTTTTAGGGGACTTCGGTCCCCTTTTTTACATTGCCCAAGCGTCAGTCTGAGAAGAGTTTGACGCGACTGGCGAAGAAACATTCTGAGATCCAGACTGATCGATATTATTCTGGGTGTTAACGCTGGTTGGTGCGCTGGTGTAGTTGTTGAT